GATTGGAGACGAGGCTCCGGTTTTCAGGCGAATACGACCGATATCGTAAAAGTTTTCCCGTTGACCATTGTCGAGGTCGTAACGATCTGTGATATTCGTATGACTCGTTGTTGCTGCGGTCGCCAAGCTTGGCGACATGTAGACGGCCTTGATCCGTAGGATGTCAGTTTTCTTGAGTGAATCGTACGTTCCTGGTACCGTATTCGGTATCGCAATAGCAATCTGTGCGTCCGCAACAAGGGTCTTAGATTTTTCGATGAAGTTGCGTTTTACGGGAGCAATAACGTAGAACGGCGCATTAGTAGGAGAATTCAGTGTCAGCGTTACAGTAGAAAAGTTAAGCGGTATCACCGGATTGCTAGTCTGAGTCTGAACTACTCCCAAACTATTTACAACGATGTAATCGCTCTGCGTCGTCGAATAAAACTCTTCCTTAGCACCAGACGTTCCGTCACCGGCGCGTTGGAGCACTATGGTAGAACCAGTCAATGACGGAATGGTAAATTTACGGCGAATGCTGTACTTGACATCACATGCGATGTCATCAGATGACCGTAGAGACTGGATTGCATTTGCCGGAAGCTTATAGACCAGCGAGCTATTTGAAGGATCATACAGGACTGTCGTCGTGATGCCGGCATCAATATCTTTGCAGGTAGCAGTAAAATCACTTCCCGGAACCGAGTCATCAAGCAACGATTTGACATCAGAGAAAGATTTACCAGAATCCATCACGATGTCAAACAGGTATAGTTTATAGTACGGAATAGTACCAGGGTTACCTTCGTACAGCCCGATGTATTCCAAAGAACGTGCCCGAGCTTTACCGATACCAGTACCTCCGGAGTTTTTCAGCGTGATCGGAGTGTATGTGGTAATGTCTGGACTTCCAGATAAAGTCTTGATATAGATGTATCCTCCGAGTGGGCAGAAAATGGAGACATCGTTGATAAACGCCTCATCACGCGATTTTTCGACTGCAACATAAGACGTGTCTGTAGTAATAACACGATACCCTGACACGTATGCGACAGACGGTTCTAGGCCGACTGCAAGTCGGGCAGTTCCGAAATCGATGGCCTGTTGTTCGGTCAATCCAGGATTAGCCGACCGGATCTGCGCCTGGGTGAATAGACCGTTGTTGCTTCCGTTGTTGTAATACTCACGAACATTGATCTGGAACGGATTTACCGTATAGTTGCCAGATTCATCATACGTGCGTTCAGCCAAAACCTTTGCGATTTCGCCTAGCTCTACCCTGGCCCGGCCAGTTATCTGACCGCCAACGATGAGCAGCAATTGGATGATATTATCTTGAGTGCGCGCAGCCAGAGAGTATGGCTCCACTGCTAGATCCATAGCTACCTGATACCGGTGTGCTCCAGGAGCAGACTCGTTAGGAGTACCGAGAGAGTTGTCGACAAGTGTCGGATCTTCGGAGGACGTAACGACCACCTCCGATACCTTGTACACGACGCGTGCTGACGGATTCTGTGTATACTTGGAAACAATGATAGCGTCGTCAGGAGTGTATACAAAATTGCCTGCGACAAAGTACACCCCGTTTCCAATCGTAACACGAGTTCCGTATCCGGTTGGAGTTACGTTACTTGGCTTGACCTTAAATTTTCTGGCCACACCATTCGAATCGGTGTAAGTTAGAATCTCCTCGCCGGGAAAAAAGTGCGAATAGAGGCCGTCAGTTGACGGCTTGGTGTATTCTACATACGCAGTCAACGGATCCGTACTATTGCTCTGAACAACTTCTAGGACAGTGGCAGTGATACCACCCGCTCCGGTCAATACTCTGCCGACTGCACTGTTGTAGTACGCAACCTGGCCGCTTCCACCCTCAGGATAATATGTCGTACCGCCGTCTGTAAAGGTACTCTCGAGCTTGACGAAGGCGTACTTGTTATTGATTCCGGCATTTCCGCCAAATAGAGGGGATCCATCCTTGAAGACATAGCTTCCAAATCGATCGATCTGCGCAGAGATCGCAGTCTGCAGCTGAGTCAGTTCACGCGCCTGTACGGCATATCCTGGACGAAACAGGACACGGACATAGTTCTTCGCTGGATCGAAGTCGTCGTAGTACGGGGGGATGTTATAGAACTTAGTGGCCATATTTCTTAGAATTCAATGATGACTTTGATATCTTCAAGCTGTGAGGCTGAACGTGTGATCGCCGCTCGGCTTTCGACGAAGATCACATCTCCGCTGAAGCGCTGGATCTCTGGATTTCCTTGCGATCCGACTGACCCGGATCCTGCGGTCGCACCGGTGATCTCCTCGGCCGACGAGAATGCTACGTATCCAGTCTTATCGTTCTGGTGGATCTTCAGAACTCCGTTGACCTGGTCATACGAATCGATGAAGGCCTTTGCACCGGATGTACCACCTGTGATGTAGTCACCGACGACAAATCCGCCGGTCGTACCGACTCCCAGGGTGATGGTCTTCAGTGCCGAGAGTGTGGTCGCTGTAGATGTTGTGGTCGTACCGTGATTGTAAGGATTCTTCACGATGCCCAACTGACGGAACTGGCCGCCGTTGACAATGAAGTCGCCGCCCTCAGCACCTGAGAGAAGAATACGAAGACCGATGTAGAATCCACCGAGTTCTGCTACAGGGTCTGTACCATGGCCATTCTTTGGCGAGAGTACGGCACGGGCAGTAGCGAGTGTTCCAGTTGAATCGGTGATGGCAACGTTGACGACGTTGTAGTTCGCACCATTGGCGGTGACCGTGATTCCGGTGATAACACCTCCGCTGACGGAAGCCGAGGCTGTTGCACCTGATCCGTCACCGGTGATCGTAATCGTAGGAGTCGCCGAGTAACCTGTACCACCATTGGTGACAACGATGCGGTAAATCTTGCCGACATTGACAAGAGAATCCTGCTGGTACGTGTAACGGGTCTGGTCGTCCTGACTAAGATTTTGGATTGTCTGACCAGCCGGAATAACGACCGTCTTGACCGGCATGTAGTTGTTGGTCAGGAAGCTTGTGACCTCCGTCGCAGTGACGGTGTACATGTACTTCCAGAAGTAACCGTCACCGCCATTAACCGGATTCACTGTCGTGTGCGTCGGCTTGATGGTCGACGCACCGGTGGTGGTCTTATAGATCAGCTTGTAGACCTTGAACTCGTCCGTGATGATGTAGAACTGCTGTGTAAAGATGTTGTCCTGAGCATCATCCCAGGCAACGTACGTTGTTCCGGATGTCCAGTTGTACCGTGGAATCAGATGGGTACTGTACGCAGAATCGACCTTCTTGAACGCGATGGAGTTCTGCCAGAAATCATTGCGCTCAACCAGGGTGTCGACTGGAGTCGGCGCAGAAACCTCGGCACCACTGAGGGTGGCGGCCCAACGATCGGACTTGCCGATCCCGAGATACACGCTCTCATTCAGGACCGCTTCTTTGAAATTCGAGGCATTCTCAAGCCTGAATGGGTTTGTGATGATTGCTGCCATGTTGGTTTATCAGGTGTAATTTACGCCCAGAGTGACTCCATTCCAGGTGATTGTACTATTTATGACGTCTGCGATCGAATGATCGTCCCAGGCGTATTCTGTGAGCATTTGGTCGAAATTATAGGAGCCGTATACCGCGGCCGCCGGGTTCGCATCGAAGAACTTGAGACGCTCAGTTGTTGCTGTGCCGGTCGGAACGCTTATCAGCATCTTGTATGCTGTCTCGCGTAGGTAAGCCCGCAGGTTATTCAACGCCTGGAGAACAATGATAAGGGCCAGATCTTCAGGCCCGATGTAACCAAGCTGCTCCGTCGGCATGGCTGCCTCTGATTTAAGGATCTCCAGGAGGATCAAGATCTCTCCGAAGAAGATCGTACCCGCCGGGTGTACTAGCTTGGCAAAGATGTCCTTCCACTCGTCAACGTTATTGCCGGTACGAATGACGTACGAGAATTTCTGGTAGAAGTACGAATCCTGTAGCTTGATGATATCGGACAGGAATCCGCGCTTCTCGTTGTACGTTCCGAGCTGGTATCCAAGGAATGTTCCAGGCTGAGTAAATCCGGTACCACCGTTCAGGATCTCGTAGCTCTCGATCTTTCCAGCGTTTGCTCCGGTGCGAGTGATATTTGGCCGGATCGAAGCTCCTGTGCCGGTGCCGAATACCTCAGATGTTGCTGTGGCGGTGTATCCAGATCCGGCATTCACGACCGTCACTGCGGTAATAGATCCTCCGACCACAGTCAGTCTGGCTGACGCCCCACTGCCATTACCGTAGATCTTGAGGGTGGGAGCCGCAACGAACCTTGGAACCTGGATGTTTCCTAGCCATACTCCATCGGAGGCGATGAGCATATCCTTCCTGGGGAAGTACACCTCAGCGTTATCCTGAAAGAGGATCTTGAAGAACAGTTCGATGGACTCCTCAGATCCGCGGATGTTGTAGTACCGGACTAGATTCTTGTAGAGGGTGATCCGATCGGCCAGTAGGCTCTTTGGAATGACCGTCGCGATTTCCTTCTGAAGCAGGTCGATGTACTTCGAGGCAGTAACGTCGATGTCTCTGGCCTCACGGAGGCTGTTGATCTCGTAGCTCGCTTGGCCACTCTCGTTGATGTGAGTGTAGTAATCCTCTAGGAAACTGATCAGCTTCTCCGCCTTGATCCGGAGCTCAGAAGGAACAAGGGAGTCGACGCGGACCGACTCCTTCGTCTTCTTACGAGTGCTAGCGATGAGCTCGATCTGGTGTGGCATGGGCCGTGGTCAATTATTCGTGACGGGAGGTGGTCGTGTAGTTGATCGCGCCAGAAGATCCGGCCAAGGCGATCGTGTCGATCTCTCCAGTGACTGTGGTCGTGACCAGGTCGATGTCCAGCAACTGATTTCTCTTTGGCGCCAGGTCGAACGAGTTCGGAGTGGCATCGATGCGGACCGGAGCAGTGGTATCTGGCTGAACGCCATTAACGACGATCCGTCCAGCAGAGGCGTACACGGTACCGACTGCATTCAGCTTGGTATCCACTCCTCCAACAGTCCTGTACAGATAGATTGTCCGATCAGATGAGTTCTCCTTCGGAACGTCCTGGAGAAAGTGATCTACTCCACCGATGAGGAACGTACTTGACGACATGACCGGCTCAGTTGAGTTAGTGATATAGATGGGAGAGCTGTATGTGATATCCCAATAGTTCGTACCGGAAGCACGAGGTGTCACCGACTTATGCATTGTCACACGAGACACTGAATTCAGAATCGCCGGATCCGACGAGTCGATGTCGGTCAAAAGCTTGGAATAACGGAAGACACCGTCAAATCTCTGGAGATACGTCTCGGCGTACGTTCCGATCCGAGTTCTGATGAGAGACTCCAACTCTGCCTTCGTACGGTCCGTGAGGTTGGGATTGTACTTGAAGAAAGTATCGAGCGTGATATACGTGTACTCCGGATCGACAATGATCGGAGTGATCGAAACGATGTTCTTGGCCTTGAGCGCCGCGATAATAGTATCCTTCTCGCTGGTCGTCAGGGCGGCTGCGTTCGAAGGCTTGATGGAGATGTACACCTTGCCGAAGTCAGGTTCAGTGTTGTTCTCTCCACCCCACACGGAGACCGCATCGATTCCGCCGAATTCTTTGAGGATGATCGAACGGTAGTCGTCTGCAGTGACAGCACGATTCTGTGACAGATACGTGAACGGAGCGTTGTACCGAACCGACTCGATCGATTCGCGCTCGTCACCGCCGGCTGATGCTGAGACTGTAGTGACAGTGATACCGGCAGTTGTGATACCGTCGATCGTGTCGAGAGCACTGAACACACGAGATCCGTTTGCTTCAGCTCCATCCGTGTACAGGTATTCGATCTCGACTACGTTATTCGTGGTTGGCTTTTTGCCCAGGATACCGTCTCCGAAGTATACCTCGTAGTTGCCTGACGCATCCTCCTGAGAGAAGTAAACCGCAGTGTCAGCGTCGATACCGGCTAGGGTCGTGAACTGAGTGTAGATGGTGTACTCGTCAGAATCCTGATTTGCCTTGACTCGGACACGGAGTGTCGTGGTATCTACGTTAGTCTCTGGAATGACGAACTTCTGGTTCTGAATGCTATTATCCACGAGGTACAGCATTCTTTTGAGTGTACCTTGATAGACCGGGATGTTACTATACGTGTACGTGTTGCCCGCCGTGTTCTTCGAGGCATCAACTGAGTTGAGGACAACGAAGTTGTACGGGTTGTTGTTCAGTGTGGTCTTGAAACGGGTGCCACGTTCCAGTGTGGCAATGGATGGTGTAGACGATGATCCTGTCGCAACCACATTCAGCTTGGCAACGGAAGCACGAGTTGAACGTGGGATGTAACCCAGAAGCTTGGCATGAGAGACCACATTACCGCGAATCTGAGCAGAGTCCAAGAATGACTCATTGAGACTGGCGTGTGCCACCATGGCATTGTAGTGAGTATTGTACGCCAGGATGTCCAGCAGGGTAGACAGGCCAGAACCTTCAAAGTCCCAGTCATTGTACTTCGACTGAGAACGGAAGTGATCAACGATCGAGTCCTTGATCTTCTGGAAATCTAGCTCAGTGACATTAAATTGGGCCATGGTCGGATGTGTAAATGGATAACGTTATCTGGTCCGGCTCAGGTATAGCTCCAGATCGACGACTTCGTTGAAGGTGATGACACGGAATGTAAGGGTCACATCGTATCGGTTATAGTCGGAGTTGTCCTCGATCTGGACAATGATGTCTGTGACACGCGGTTCGTACCTCAACAGAACGTCCTCGATGTTCTGCTTTAGACCAAAGATCGTAAAGACGTCAGCTGGTTCAAAGAGGAATCCACGTACATTCGATCCGATGTTAGGCTGGAATGGTCTTTCACCGAAATTAGTGACAACTAGATTACGCACTGAGGCCTTGACGGCATCCAGGTCCAACAGAGGCTGGATGTCTCCGCTCTCGTCGATCTCCAGATTTAGGTCCAGATCGGCGTACGGCTTACGCTTTGACACCACCTCCGACTTAGACAGGGGATTGTTCTTGTCCGAGAGACCGATATATCCTGTAACAATCGAGGGCATTGGGCTCTATTTATAAGCTATTTCAGAGCAGTTTAACTCGGTTGATTGTATACGTGAAGCACGAATTTCTTGACCAAATCCCTATTTGCATCCAGAATCGCGTCTATCTTCGCATGGTCTCCAGGAAAGTTGATACTTATGGCCCCAAATTGTGTGGCAGATGGAATCTTACCGCTAGAAGCAAGTTCCTGAGCCCACTTATTGAAGTTCTCTTCTTCTGTAGCATCACGAGCTGCAACTTCTTCCGCAGATAAGTCGTCGGCAATATTCCTCTCCTTTGCCGTCTGATGTTTCTGCAGTTTGGTAGAATAACCCTGGAGTCCTTTCAGCGTGTAAAGAACTGGTTCTATTTCGCGAGTCCACGTATCATACTCCGATTGTGTGATGATCCCGTCTTCTAGTAACTTTGTTGATGACACTGAAGCGTCTGCAATTTTTCCAGTAAAAGAACTATATTGCTTAAATAGAGCGTTACCCCTCTTAGTCGTGCTGTTGATTTCTTTCTGTATAGGAGAAAATATCTGCGCCTTAATCGTATCGGTCACCTTTGTTACGTAATCTCTGATGTCGTCCTGCGTAGCGGGAGAGAGACCTGACGAGGGAGCACTCTCGTACGACTTAACTGTTGGTTCTACCTTTTCAACCTCAGGCGGATTCTCGTTCGGTGTCTGTGCCTCTTTTGCTTCTTGAACTGCTTCTCCGGTCGCTGGATCCATCTTTACGTTTGGCACGTCTTTGCAGAAATCCAGTGCGCCAGAGATACCGCTCGTGGCTTTCGCGACCAGGTTATTCAGGTCCGCAACTTTTCCGTCCCATTTTGCCTTAAACGCTGCGATCTTGTCTGGAGTAGAACCAACTAATCCGGCCAATTCTGCTTGAAACGAGTCAAGCGCCGGTAGCTGCGGGATCATGCCATTGATCTTGGACTTCAGTTCTGTTACCTTTGAAGTGACTGAAGCCAGTGCAGACTTTCCGCCGGCAAGGGCCGACTTTACCGCGTCTTGGGCCGATTTGACGGCTTCGAGTGCTGGGTTTTTTCCGCAGAGCATGGTGTAGTCCTTTCTTATCCGAGGCTGAGCGGAGCGCCCTGAACGTTGAGTCTTGCCAGGCTACGTACCGTTCCGATTCCAGTCGATCTGATCGTCATGGTTCCGGTCGTGATCTGGGTCATATTACCTGAGACCGTAGTATCGGACTTGCCAGTAATGGTATCAGCGCGGTCTCCTCCAACTGTGGTAGTCATGTTTCCATCAACCGCAAAGGCCAAAGTTGCTGGAGTTTCGAGTGCCATAGCAGCTCCAGAAGTAACTGTCAGTTGTCCGGTCGAAGTCATCTTGAGGTTTCCACCCGTATACTCGTTGCGGTCGGTCAGGACGAAGTGGTTGTCGTTGCCGGTAACAGTGACATTCGAATCTTTACCGACGGTGATGATACGATTGCCATCTCTTAGGATGGTTGTATCCCCGCCGACACGCTCGATCTTGTTTCCGGTGATGTTGAACGCAGAGTCTTTACCGATTTCTCCCTGATCAGACTGTCCGATCTTGCACTGGCGGGATCCCTTGATGTACTCGGTCTTGTTACCTTCGACCTCTAGGTGATAGTTACCTTTTACGAGTTGGCGAAGGTCCCCGTCGATCGTAATACTGCATGCACCTTTGATGTACACACTGTCGCTCCCCAGAACCACCGTGTAGTTATCTTTGACGACGTATGTTGTCTTGGTGCCAGAATTGATAACCTCGGTGTACGTTCCGGAAGCGTGCTGTTCGAGCAATCTGCGATAACCCTTAGAATCGTCCATCTCTCTGACGTGACCACTTGCCGTACGGATCACGTGATTGGCTGTGTACTCAGGCATGACCTCGGTGCTAACGTCTACGGTATCCCAGGTACCTCTGGTATAATATGCATCTGGCTCATCTGTAGCAACGCTGCTGACCTTAGGCGGAACTGCCTTTTCAATCTTTTCTATCCTTTGGTCATACCTGGTCACATATGCCGGAGAATTCATGAATTCTGCTCTTGCCTCTCTCGGCATATCGTTTTCACCCGGATAAGTCGGATCGCTACTGAAGCCCTTGGTGTAATCTCCTCTCGGAGTCGCAGAAGGTATCGTACCCATCACGATGGGGTCTTGTGCCGATTGGCCGTCTCGGAAGAATCCAATCACCCAACTGCCTGCAAGAATACCTGTTGCCGACTGGCCAATCGTGCTCATCGCCGCCGACGTCACGGGCATCATGACCATCGCCCAGGGGAGAGATTCGGTTGGGATCTCAGACTTGTCTGCAGTATGATATCCAACGCACCGGACACGTAC